TTTCCAGTTGAAAATTATAATCCAATTGTTAAACTGATATTTTAGGCCTGCCTCTCGAGAAATCATTCCTCGTATAAAATCATTATTAACTGAGCTATCAAAGATATGATATGTATCGGACTCTGTTATTATTTTCTCAGATTGTATCTTTAGGTTATCTATTCGAATTACATTGCTAGTGGAAGGTTTAATACCTTTTTCAATATCATGAAATGCATCAGATAACATCTTGAAATATTCAATTACTACAGTATCTCCTTCATTTTCTTTCAAATGTTTACCATAAATTACCGACATTCTTTCAATACTCTCACACCAATAATGCTGGATACTGCTACGTAATTGTAGTTCGACTTTATATCCATTTCGCTCAAGAATTAAATGAACGGCTCGATAACCACTCACATCGCGTCCTTTATCGCGATAGTCTATTTTCTTTAAAATAGCAAAATATCTACTTTTTTATTTTTTTCTGAAATATAATAGATAAATTCATTAATTATATTATTATTTGGAAAAATAACTCGGCAACCACCTATATCTTGGAGCTGAGATAATCTCACTGATAAGCGATTTAGTTTTCTGATAATTTGCGGTTTTCGTTTTAAACGTTGAGCCAGATAGTATTCTTGCTTAAAATCCTTAAGCCATTCTTGTAATTTTAGCGTGATTTCAGTAAGCGGTAAAATATGATTTTCACGCCATGAATCCAGTATAATATCAGCCTCAAGTGTAGTTTCATCATAAATGCTGGATTTTGCTAGTATAGAGCCTGCTTTATCTAGTTTTGTTTTAGATATACCCATATAACTTCTCCTATCATATATTTGCCATAAAAGCAACCATCTAATATTAGCTTAACCTGCGGTTACCGTTTTGCTAACGAACATAGCAACGGCCAAATTAGTATAAAAGCTGCGATGCTGTAAAAGTACATTAAACAATTTTTGTGTCAAAATAAATATCTGGTTGGAACGGGTAACTTAATCTTCATTTATTCTTTGAACTACTTCATTCATTGTATAATGAACAAATTGCTTCCCTAACTCTGTCAGAACATATTGCTTAGTATCCTCAAAAGCTGATTCCATTGTGCTAACAACTCCTCTCGGAGCTCTTCTAACAACTCTTTGTTTTATAAATCGGCCATCGTCAGTTGTTGCTCTTGCTTGGCGAATTACACCTCCGGTACTTAATTCTCTAATTAAATATCTATATAAATCAGCTTCTGGCGAATCATCTCTTGGCAAATCATTTCCATGTAGTTCCAACCAAATTTCATACCTTGTAATTCCAGGGATTCTAAAAATTGCACGAATTACAGCAAAATGTATTTCATGATACATTCTAATCCAATCTATAAATAATCTAACTACATCATCACATAATTGACCTTCTTTTTGAATAAAGATACAGAACCCACCGCTATGATGACAACCATCTGTGTCCATTAAACCACGAAGTAATTCTAAGCGTTGTTCGTAACTTGCTTCAAAATAGATTTCTGGGATGTGTTTAACGCCGCTATTTTCACTATATGACTTACGAATACCCAAATCAATACAAATATTAGTTAAATCTGTATCTTTAATGCGATATGTTACTGCCTTACCAGAATTTTGGTGCTTAGTTTTTTCAAGATAGCCACCATGTTCAATAGTCCAATTATTTACATATTCGATAATCTCTTCATCTTCTGAACAGAATACGTTTTGCCAACTACCACCATCGCCTAACCATAAACCTAAGAAGTATGGGTCCAATGGCAAATCTTTATCTAAACTTGATAAAGGTTTTTGAACACGGTCAATGTAGACTCTCTCTTTATATTTTGACATATAATTGAAGATATAGTCTGTATCAACCGTTTTTCTAGTGCCACGTTGGTTTTGGATTGTCCATAAATGTTCACCACCAGCACGAACTACTTCTCCATTAGAGAATTTTAATTCATATGCTTTTTTAGGAAGTTGAATTTCATGTGCTTTAACAACGGTAGTCGGTTGACCATTTTGACCTACAAGAATATCACCGTCTACAATGTCTTTTAATTCTTTGAATTTACCATTAGCTAGTGGTATCATATGGTGAATATCACACATTTTGTTTAGGCTGTTAGCATCGAGGCCTTGGTTATACCGTGTAATACCAGTGCGGTTTTCTTTTTGCCCTTCTAACCACTCTAAAAACTGGAATGTTTGTGGTGATAACTGATTTACAGGCATAGACATAGCTACATCACCCATATTAGCACCGGGTTTTTTACGTATTACTTTACGTCCCTCAATATAGTCAGAGATATTAATACTATCTTCTGCTAAAATCATCTTAGGGTCATTAGTCAATGCAATATTTTGTACAATTTGACGAGTCAACGCCACTTTCATGTCTTGCAACTCACCAATCAGTTCTGCATAAGAGCGTTTTACCCAAATACGATGAGGGTCTTTAGTTGGTGAAATAGCAAAGAATGGATGCCTACCCATATAATTAGGCTCTGCTCGAAGGATTACATCACCAGCAATGGTAATAATCATATCTTCAAGAATACCATCGTTATTAAAGTCGATTTTTGTATAACATTCATAAATAGTGACTTCTTCACGAGCTTTGTCTTGTTGATTATTATGTAAAGGAGTATAATGGTCGCCAATAGCATCTTCTACTTGGTCCATAACCCAAGTTGTAGGGCCATTATCTGGATGAACCTTATCTACATTGGCATAAATACCTTCTTTTTCTTTTTGACGAAGATGAGACATCGTTACTTTCTTGCGATGAGCAACAAAATTCGCATCTTCGAGATTTTTAGCATCTGGAGAATATAAAAACTCAGATACTAATATGTTTTCTAATTTAGGACTGTTCTTAATGTAATACGGAGAATTCCATGTTACGGTAAAATCCCCCATCAAATCAGGGCCTTCAACGTTCGTAATTTCAACACCAGTTTGTGTTAATAGTTTTAATGCGTCTGCATTCAGCTTCGCTGTTTCTGGTGTCCATCCTTCTGTGCGTTCCCAGTAACATTTGATAATACCAAGACCAGTAATTAAAGCATCCTTCATCCAATTATATAATAAAGGAAAGAACTTATTCTGTCTTTGTAATTGATATACTAATAAATCCTGCATTACTTCAGCATTTTGGTCGTCTTCCTCGGTGACACCAGCGACTGTAATTACCTCATCAGAGCCTGTGAATACCTTCATTAAAGATGGTAACGCCCATTCAATAGTATCTGCAACATCAGTAGATACTAAAGAAGATGTTTTACTTAAAATAGGAAACTTATTAGCATAATACTCTTTATCAGCATAATAAATATTGTATCTTTCACGAACTGTTGGTTGGATTATAGATTGTTGATATGCTTCTGCTTCTGCAATATCGGCTTTTACCAAACTTAGTAAAGCTTTGTCGGCTTCTTCGCCTGTTAATTCTACTGTAAAATCTTCAGCCAATCTTACATTGCACCTCCCATCGGTATATCAGCTGTACTTACTGTTCCAAATGTACCAACAGGTGGACTCGCAATAGCTGAAATATGTGCTAAACTATCAATTAAATCATCATGTAGAGATTTAGGGAATGATAAGAATTCACTCTCTAGCTCTACTAAGAAATCTTTTCCCATAGGGAACCATAATGTACCAGCTTTAAAACGTGGCTGCAAAGCTGCAATACGGATTTCTTTTTTCTCTTTTGCCTCTAATGGTTTTACGGTAAACCAAGTATTACGTTTAATCATTTCTTTCTCAACAAAATGAATAAGAGCCGCCTGATAAGCGACTTTTTCAATACCAACATAAATTGGTCTGTATTTTTGAACCATACCAAAGATAGTATCAATGGTTTTAGTAGGGTCCCATCGACCATAATCAATCTCTAATAAGAACCAGTGGTTATCTGGATTGACAGCAACTGCACAAACAGATGTAAAGTCGGCCGTCTCTTTTTCGGAAATAGCTAAGTCACATGCCACAAATACAGAACATTCTTCAAGTTGTATTGTATTAGGGTCATAATACCTAAAGTATTCTTTCTTAAAGATTTGGCTTTCAGGGGAAATAGCAATACAAAGTTTTTCACGTTCCCAAATATCTAACTGCCCAAGTTTACGCCACTTTTCACGTTCATCATTGATGGCTTCTACTGGATACATTTCTTCCCAGTTAGATTGACCATCTTCATTTAATACAGGGATGCGTTCCGCATCAAATCCTAATTCTTCTTTGTTGGATATTACCTGTTCGATAATGCACTTTTCACCAAGGTTATTGCCGATGAAGAATATCCGTGTGTTTTTACCAAGGAAATACACATCAGACAAGAACCATTGATAGTCAGACTTTTGCACCGTATCAGATAAACTATCTTCCAAGTCTTGAGGGTCATCTATGAGAATAATATCAGGCCGTCTATCTTTGTTATTCAAACCACGAACACTCGAACCTTTACCATATGCTTCCATACGTACAGTAATTTCTTCGCCGTTTTTATCTTTAACGATAATTTCAAATGCCTTCTCAGATTGTTCTTTAATACGAACAAGATTGAGGTTCATTAACTCATTCGATGTATATTCTTCAGCAATATCTTTAAGCCTTCGGCTGGCTGCCCGTTGGTTAGCCATGATAAATACGATGTATTGTTTCTTCTTGGATGGAAATACCAGACAATGAATTGGAAATGCTCTCAATACGTAACTCGTGTTGTGTGTGATAATATGGGACGGTGTGATTTGAAATAAACCACTCTCTGATTTAACCTTAATACATTTACAATCTACACTATCTACTTTTTCAACACTCTTGATTGTACGCATTAGACTACGTTTATCTTTGGTTGTTTGGATATATTTATTCTTACGTTGTAGTCTCAAGAATGGGACTGTAGGTTTAAATGATACTTGATATGAAATGCCACAATCTTTACCATAAAGTTTGGCAGGTCTTTCTACGAGAGTAGTTTTCATACCCAAGCTATTTGCTAAGATTTTCACGCCTTCTGCAATTTTATAGCTTTTATTGGTAAATGTTACTGTCCCCTTTTTAGTGCCAGATTTGGCTATTGTGCCATCACTGTCAATCAAGCCAGCCAACAAATTAAAACGCTGATTGGTCGAACCAAATAAATACGGCATTGGAATGTATTTATTGTTAATCAAGCCATTTTCAATAAGTAGTTTTCGTAAACCATGTAATGTAACCGTATATACACCTTTGCGATATTCGTGTTTGGTATAATCTTTCCAACCAATAATCTTTTCAAATTCTTCAATATCTTGATGACCAACAGTAATATCAGGTTTACTAGCAGTGCCATCGCCTAACCAATATCCTAATACATATGGGTCAATTGGTAATTCTTTTTCTTCATACTCAGCGTATGTACATGGAATTCTAAATGCCTTTTCTTGATAACCATTACGGGGTTTACCCAGATTTTGATATGCATACAGCTCTAATGTGGATACTGTATTTTCTCTACGTTTGTGTTTATCGTATACAGTCCATAAATGGTCTACGTCACAAATAACTTCTTCACCAGTATCAAAAGTAACCTTGAAGCAATTACCATCTTGAAAAATACCAGAAACGTATTCTACTTCTATTGGTTCACCAAATTCATTTAATACGTAATCACCAGTTTGAATGCGTTCAATAGTGGTATAACCATTTGGTGTAGGTACAATAGTGTTTAATGCCAACGCTTTTGCTGATTCACGAAAACCTTCTACGGCATAGTGTTTACTACCGTTAAGTAATACTTCTCCCCATTTACGGTGGAACCAAGCTGGTTTTACTTCATGCTCAGCTGGCAAGAACATTTGTCTAAATAATACCAAATCATTTTCACATCTGTCGTATATCTCTGCTAACTGTTCTATTTCGTTTGCCATTACCAATCTCCTTTCCTTGTCCTTTCACTACTATCTCTCAAAAATACGGTTTAGTCTATCTTTTGTTTCAATACAGTCTATTTGGTATTACCATACAATTCCCTTGGTATTACCACTGAGCTAAATTGAAATACAAAAAACAATACACGTTATCGGTTTCGTAATAGATAGTACTGCTGTATTTGGAAGCCCCACCCTAGAAAGCTGATAACGTATTTTTCTGACGAGTACGTAAGTACGAGGAAGAAAAAGAGAAAGATAAAGAAAGAAATATATAAAGAAAGAAAAGAAAGAGAAAAAGAACTAGTAAACCATACAATATGTATTTTGCCATTTTTGGGTACTTACGATACCCCTACCGTATTAATATGACCTCATCTGACTATTGTTTCAACTGAGAAACAAAAGTGGTACAACTAATAGTCCACTGTGAAACAATTACTTCATGCTATCTTCATGTTTATATTAGATTTGTAAAAAATTAGGGAGAAGTGTATTGCTCATCATTGGGTGCTCTTCAACCTATGTGTTTGTATGGATTTTTGTATAAGCAGACGACCTTACAGAAAAGTGTCGAATTTGTATATAACAATCATTTCAGAAGTGTTTGGATTTTTGTATAAGCAGTCTCTATTTTGTATGTCCGCCCACCACCCGCCAAATGCGAAGCCCCACCCCCTGACAGGGGCAAGGATAAGGTCAAACAAATGTACGATAGAAAGGGTAAAATTCATAGTATCACAATAAACTATATATAATAAGGGGGGTAGTGTCGCAAAAAGCGGGGTAGATACAACGCATTGCACTATATCAGCGGAGGTATGAGATAGTGTAGCCACAGCAAGCGACAAGGCTTGCAGGGTACAATAAACGTACCTAATCAATTATTAACACGCTTGAAAGCGTAGAAAGAGGTCTATCATGGCTAAAACAGTTACAACAAAATTTGAATTACAAAACATCATTTCTAACGCACGTAAACTCAACGAAGGTGAAAAATTGCCTATTAAAGACCATGCTTACGGCGTATCTGTTGATAAAAACACAGGCGATATTACTATCGTTATGACTATCAACGCACGTGATATAGTGAAATCTGCCAAGGGTAGTAATTTTGTAGTCCCTGTGGCTAATGCTACTTCTGCACGTGGTACAGGTGTAGTAGAGGCTCATTCTGATGACGGCTTGACTGTACGTTTATTCACTGATAGAATGTATATCTCTACTGTGGAATTAGAACAAGAAAAAGAGAAAAAAGCCACTAAAAAGAATGATAGTGAAAAAGCGTTACTTCGTGAAAATCTTGACGAAATGAAAAAACAAAATGAAATGCTTATGAATATCCTAAAAGAAAATGGATTAATTAAGTAGTAACTCTCATAGGGTAGTCTATTAAGGCTACCCTTTTTTATTATCTATTTTTAATTGTATACAATTTAGTTTTATATGTTTATATTACTATATACGTAGATATGATACAATGGAATTTTAT